TCGTGAAAAACTGGAAGACGTTAAGCGAATTGAACGCCTTTTAAACATAACTCGTGAGGAGATCGCTCGTGATACAGCAACTAAAGCAGAAGTGCAAAGACTTACAGATCACATTGATCAACGCTTTAACCGCCTTGAAGAAAAAATTGACCAGCTTATTCAAGGGGGCAGATGATGCCCAGCCAAAGTAAAAAGCAACACAATTTGATGGCTTTGGTAGCCAACAATCCGTCAGCCGCAAAGCGGCTAAAAGTTCCTCAATCAGTTGGAGAAGATTTTATGAAAGCAGATATGGGCAAGAAATTCAAAGAAGGCAGCGCTTCCATGAAGTCCGATCTCAAACAAGACAAGAAGGTGGTCAAGAAGGCTATGTCCATGCATGACAAGCAAGCTCATGGCGGCAAGAAGACTGACCTTACCAAGCTCAAAAAAGGCGGAATGCCAAAGGGCATGATGCCATTTGAGAAGTCCAAGAAAGATGTCGAAATGAAGAGCGTTAAAGAAGGCTCCAAAAAAGACATGATGATGGACAAGAAGCAAATGATGGGCAAAGCCCCTATGAAGTTTGCCAAAGGCGGCATGATCGCCACTCCAATGGGCAAGGTCACATCAGGTGGCAAACGCCCTCACGGTGAACATACAGTTCAAGCCAAAGGTCACACCAAAGGCAAGATGGTCAAAATGAGCATGGGCGGCAAAGCCTGTTAAAGGGAAATCATGTCTAAAAAAATGAAAACATTCAAGGGCGGCGGCAAGATCAAACGCTACGCTGGCGAAACTGACGGTAGCCTTGTTGAGGAAGACGGGGAAGAAATCTTCCGCAAGGCTATGCGGGATCGTGATGCTGGTTCTGCGTATATGAACAACATCAATGCTGATGTTCGCCGTGCCTTGGCTGGTGAGCGTCCTTCTGCTCCTGAATACACTCAGTTGCCAGAGTCAAAAGAAAACAAGTTTGTAAAAGCCGCAAACAAAATTCAAAAGTCACAAGAAGACCGGCGCAACATGGAGGCTGGTACGGGTCGTGGCTCTGTGCCATTCCAATTTCAATCTCGCCCTGCAAGGTTAGGAAGTGCGGAGTCTCAGGCGGTTGAAGGTGTTTACCCAGAACAGCTTCTCAATTTGCCTTCACTTGGCGCTAAAGCGGTTGCCGCAAGTGCAAAAAATTTAGCCAACATGACCAGTCGCAATCCATTGCAACTTGCTGAAAAAGCCAAATCGGCTGGAAAAGAAGTTTTGAGCGCCGCAGGACAGCGTTTAAAAGATGCAAAAGATTTTTTGCGAGCCGGATCGCCCGGTCGTGATGCGGCTGTGACCAATCCAAACGCTTGGGCCGCTGGCCCTAAAGGCATGGAGAAAATTGCCAGAGCTGAAGGTAAAGCCGCCGCCGCTGACGCTCGTGCCGCCGCCGCCGCCGCAAAGAAAAAAGCCGCTCAAGCCAAGAAAGATGCCAAAGACCCTTTAATGAATGCAAGGCCGGGCGCAGACAAGGCAAAGCCAAAATCCAAGTACGAGACAGACGAGGCAATGGACGCTTCTTTTGGCTACAAAGGAGGCGGCTCAGTGAAAAAGTTTGCCAAAGGCGGTTCTGTAGGTTCAGCGTCCAGTCGTGCAGATGGTTGTGCTATTCGTGGCAAGACCAAAGGCATGATCTCCAAGATGAAGTCTGGCGGTATGTATGGAGGCAAAGGTGCTTGCTAGTCGTGGAATGGGGGCGATTGCCCCCTCCAAGATGCCCACTGCCAAGCGTAAAGCCCGGCGGGATGAGACTGCGTTTAAACAGTTCAAAGAGGGTGGAGGTGTAAACGCCGCAGGTAATTACACCAAGCCCAGCTTGCGCAAACGGATTGTTTCTCAAGTCAAGGCGGCGGCAACCCAAGGCACTGGGGCTGGTCAATGGTCAGCCCGTAAAGCACAGCTTGTTGCCAAGAAGTACAAGGCCGCTGGCGGGGGATACAGAGATTGAAAGCGCCGCAAAAGTCTCTGAAAGACTGGGGCGACCAGAAATGGCGCACCAAGTCAGGGGAGCCTTCGTCAAAAACAGGCGAACGCTATCTGCCAGAGGCGGCAATAAAATCATTGTCAGCGTCAGAGTATGCCGCTACAACCCGTGCAAAGAGGGCGGGAAAGAAGGCAGGGAAACAATTTGTGGCCCAGCCAAAGAGTGTTGCAAAGAAAACAGCAGGGTTTAGATAATGTCCACCACCAGCGGAGCAACATCGTTCAATCTTGACCTCGTCAACTTGGTTGAAGAGGCGTATGAGCGTTGCGGTCAGGAAATGAAGACTGGCTATGACATGAGGACTGCTCGGCGTTCGCTGAACATTATGACCATTGAGTGGGCCAACCGTGGCATCAACCTTTGGACAATTGAGCAGGGCTTCATAACCATAGAAACTGGTCAGGCTTGCTACCCCATTCCTGTGGACACAATTGACCTCTTGGACACTGTTACACGCACTGGGAATGGCACTCCACAGCAATCTGACATCAACATCACCCGCATCAGCGAATCGACCTACATGACGATTCCAAACAAGCTGGCGCAGGGCAGACCCATTCAGGTGTGGATTAACCGCCAATCAGGCCAGTCCAACGCCACCACAGCCACTTTAAACGGCGCAATCTCTGCAACCGACACCACCATCACGGTGAATAATGTTTATGAGCTATCAACCAACGGCTTTGTGTTGATTGACAACGAAACCATCTACTACCAATCTGTGGATGGGAATCAACTCATCAACTGCGCTCGTGGGCAAAACGGAACAACTGCCGCATCTCATTTGAGCGGAGCAAGCTTGATGGTTCAAAACCTGCCAAACATCAATGTCTACCCAACAGGTGACGGCGGTGGCCCGTATATTTTTGCGTACTACCGCTTGCGCCGCATTCAAGATTCTGGCACTTCTGGTCAGGTATACCAAGACATCCCCTTCCGGTTCATCCCTTGCATGGTGGCTGGCTTGGCCTTCTACCTGTCGCAAAAGATTCCTCAAGCCATGAATGTTCGTGATTTCTTGAAGAGTGAGTACGAGGAGCAGTGGTTGCTTGCCTCGACAGAAGACCGAGACAAGGCTTCAGACAGATACGTTCCAAGGAATTTGTTCTATGCCTAATGCATTTGCCTCTGGCAAGTATTCCATTGCGGAATGCGACCGTTGTGGTCAGCGGTATATGCTGAAGCAGTTGAAGAAACTAACGATCAAAACCAAGATTGCAAACATCTTGGTTTGCCCAGAATGCTGGGAGCCTGATCAGCCTCAATTGCAATTGGGTATGTATCCAGTGAACGATCCGCAGGGTGTTCGCAATCCAAGGCCAGACTTGAGCTACTACTCGTCAGGTTTAAACGGGCTACAGGTTATTCCGGGCAATGGCACGGAGCAACTTGCCAGCGGCGGGCCGGACGGTGGTAGCAGGGTTTTCCAATGGGGCTGGAACCCTGTTGGTGGGGCTAGGGCAGATGACGCTGGGTTAACTCCCAATGATTTGATTGCCACAGTTAGTTTAAACAGCGTTACAGTACAGGTATAAGGAGAAACATCATGGCTGAATTTGATGGCGTTGCCAAAAAGGGCAAAACAGTCGGTAAACAAATTGGGATTGACGGCCCAAAAGTACCTTCAATGGTGGGCGGTAAAGCCACTCACGGCGTTTCTGGCAAAGCCATGAAGGCTGTGGGTCGCAACATGGCTCGTGTAATGAACCAGAAGCGCTCTGGTCGTGGAGGCTGATATGGGATTCAGCAAAAAAATGATGGGCAAAGAAGTAGGCGATGCCGCTGTGTATGCGCCTCCTCACACCATGAAGGGGAAAAGCATGAACATAAATCAGAAAAGCAAAGCCACAGACCCAAACACATTGTCTGCTGACAAGGTAAGCCCTCGTACCAGCGCCATGCGTGTGAGCTTGGGAAACCCCAATGCTGATGACATTAAGACCAGCGGCATTGAAGTCCGTGGCAGTGGTGCGGCAACCAAGGGTCGTATGGCTCGTGGGCCAATGGCTTAAGGTGTAGCCAATGAATTACAGCGAGCTAGTCACTGCCATTAAGGGTTACACGGAAAACACTTTTCCTTTAACCCAAGGGATGACATCGACTGCACAAATAAACACATTCATTCAGAATGCAGAGCTTCGCATCTACAACACGGTGCAGATGCCTCAGTTTAAAAAAAATGTAGAAGGCTCATTTACCTCTGGTAATAAATATCTGACTCTTCCTGCTGATTTTTTGGCTGTTTATTCTTTGGCTGTTTACACAAACACTGCTCTTGGTTCTTCAAGTCCGCAAAGCTTCTTGCTTCCAAAAGATGTAAGTTTTATTCGAGAAACTTACCCAGACCCAACGTATGGCGCTGAACCTCAGTACTACGCAATATTTGGCTCCAATTCAGCCTCTCCTCTTATTCTTTCGTTAATTGTTGGCCCAACGCCAAATGCAAATTACGATGCTGAGTTGCATTATTTTGCTTACCCAGAATCAATCACCGTTGCTGTGTCAGGAACATCTTGGCTTGGAAGTAATTTTGAATCTGTGCTTTTGTATGGGTCACTTTTGGAGGCTTACACCTTTATGAAGGGCGAGCCGGATGTCATTGCTCAGTACCAGAAACGGTATGACGAAGCATTGGGTCAACTCAAGCGTTTGGGTGATGGCATGGATCGTAAAGATGCATACCGCAATGGTCAGATTAGTATTCCTGTCAATTAAAGAAGAACATTATGGCAATCACACAATGCATTCCAACAAGCTTCAAGGTAGACATCTTGAGCGCACAACAAAATTTCAGTTCGCTGAGTGGTGGCCCAAACACATTCAAGATTGCGCTTTACACATCTGCCGCAACGCTTGGCGCAACAACCACCGCATACACCACAACCAATGAAGTTGTTGGTACTGGGTACACCGCAGGTGGTGCAACGCTGTCAATCTCAACAGCGCCAACATCAAGCGGCACAACTGCCTACATTTCGTTCTCAAATGCAACATGGGCGGCATCAACAATTACCGCCCGTGGTGCATTGATCTACAACGATACATTGGCTGGCAAGAATGCGGTTGCAATCCTTGATTTTGGTAGCGACAAGACAACCTTAGCAAGCACATTCACCGTTCAATTTCCAACAGCTTCAAGCACTTCAGCAATCATAAGGATCGCATAAATGGCACTTGTTACAACAACCAAAGGCGAAATGGATGACTCTTTGCTTGAGCGCAAAGAAGGAGCTATTGACAATGAAACTGAATTAACAACATGGGTTGAATACTGGCTGGAGGGCGAGCTTGTTCACCGATCTGCTCATGTCACATTAAAACAAATGCCACCTATTGGCGGCGAAACTCAACCTCTGGCATAAAGGAACATCATGGCAAATACTCAATCAATGTGTACCTCTTTTCTGGGTGAGGTTCTTACCGCCACCCACAATTTCGGTACTGCGCCTGTACGAGCAACGGGCTCTACTGATACATTTAAAGCGGCTTTGTTTCTGACATCCGCTACCAGAGATGCGGCTACAACCGCATACTCTACTAGTGGAGAGGTGTCGGGTACAGGCTATACCGCAGGCGGAGTGGTAGTAACTATGGGAACTCCTCCCACGGCAACCAACTCTTCGGCAACGGCGGGAGTGGCTTTTGTCACGCCTTCTGCGTCAATTACATACACCACGGTAACCTTAACCACGGCGTTTGATTGTGTTTTGATTTACAACTCAACACAAAGCGACAAAGCTGTCAGCGTCCACACTTTTGGTTCACAGACTATTACTGCGGGTACTTTCACTTTGACGATGCCTGCCAATACCACATCGACTGCCTTGTTGCGTTTAGCAACAACATAAGATCATGGCTGGATGGGGCGTTGGTGCTTGGGGCTTAGGTTCTTGGGGCAACGGCGAAACCATCCTCACTGGGAATGATGCTGTCGGTTTGGTTGGCACAGCCACCCCTAACATCACACTTTTGCTGTCAGGGATTCAGGCTAATGGTTCGGTTGAGGCTCTTTCGGTCATTAATACCAACGATGAAACTGGGAATGTAGCAACAGGATCAGCAGGGACAGTTTCACCGGATCGGATTGTTGGGTTAAGTGGGGTTTTGGCTTCTGGAAATGTTGGAGATGTTGTTGAAACAAATAATCCAACAGAAGACGGCAATATTGCCTATGGGAATGCTGGCAATGTAGCAACCTCCCTTGTGGTTGCTTTGACTGGGGTTGCGGCAACTGGCGCTGTTGGTTCTGTTGCGCAAGGCATGGGTATTGCCTTGACTGGTAACGCTTCCAGTGGCGCTGTTGGCACTTTGTCCCGTGGGGAGACACTGCTTGCGCTTACCGGTAATGTTGCCAATGGTTTTGTTGGCACAGTGGATCACGGCAAAGAAGTTGCGTTGACTGGGGATGAGGCGGCAGGGGCAGTTAATACTGTTGTTCAAAGTACAGCGGTTGAGTTGACTGGAAATGAGGCTTACGGCTATCCGGGCGGTGTTATTGTTCCTCTGAACAGTAATCAAGCAAATGGCGCTGTTGGGTCTGTTACCACTGACCGAGTTATTGCTCTTACTGGAAACGTTTCCAGTGGCGCTGTGGGAGCGCTGAGCAAAGGCGCAAGAGCATTTGGGTTAACGGGCAATCAGGCATTGGGATCGGTGGGAAGTGTGATTGCGGTTTATTGGAAGCTAATAGATGACAATCAGACCCCAAACTGGCAAAATATCAATAACCCGCAGACTCCCGGTTGGACGAGCGTTGTGAATGTAGAAACGGCGGATTGGGAAGAAGTTGTAACTTGAGGTAAAAAATGGCAACATCATATACATCACTATTGGGGCTGGCTCTCCCGGTTACGGGCGAGTTATCGGGTACATGGGGTGCAACGGTAAACGACGAAATAACAGCATTGCTTGATTCAGCAATTGCTGGTACTACAACATTAAGTTCTGATGCAGACGTAACGTTAACCACCACTACAGGAGCAGCAAATACCTCTCGTCAGGCAATTATTCTTTGGACAGCGGGCGGGACAACCCTGCGAACAATTACCGCGCCAGCGCAGTCTAAGGCTTATGTCGTTATAAACAAGACCTCCAGCACTCAATCTATCAAGTTGGTAGGTGTTGGCCCGACAACCGGGGTCACGATCATTGCGGGTGAGTCTGCTGTTTGTGCTTGGAACGGCGTTGACTTCATCAAGACCAGTTCTACGATTGCAAACGCTGCCGGATCGAACACTCAGGTTCAATTCAACAACAGTGGCGTTTTAGGTGGTTCTGCCAACCTGACATGGAACGGCACTACGCTTGCGATTACTGGCGCACTGACCGCCACTGCAAACTCAACGT